GAACCTACCAAACGTGAAGTAGACGCATTTGTAATCTACTATTTCCATTCTTTCGACAGTGTGAAATTGATATACGAGAACTCAATTCGATTCACCAACTTAATCATGTCACCATTATGATGTAGCACATAACCCTCAGGATTCGTGAGACGATATCCATTGGATGTCTGTACATATGTGCGGAAAGTTTCCAAGTGATCAAGCTGATCGATCACAAGTTGCTTTGCTTCCTGCATCTTCTTATACATAGCCAGCATGGCATTGAACTCACGCTGATGCTGTTCTATGTATTCCAGTCCACTGTACAAAAGCATCCGCTTGGCAGTCTTTGCCTTGTCAGATTTGACCTTATCAATCTCCTTCATCATCTTCTCATGATAGAAAGAGCCCAGTCTCTTCATGGTAGTCTGGACGTTAGTGATTGTACGTGCCTGTTTTATTTCGCTATTGAAAAACTGCTTGAGGAATGAAGCAACGTGAAACTTCTTATCGCCTGTGGTGCCCATGTTGTCAACCAGTTCATTCAGGAACGGACCACAGATAGCACACATCCTTTCGATCGTTTGTACATGACGATTGAATGTACCTAAAGTTGTTTTGGGTACAGCGATGTCATGATAAGGAGTATCATTATCAATAACAGCAACCTCTTTAACCTGATTGAATGTATGAATAGGTGCTCCAGCTTTCGCTACCATTGTAGGTAGATCATCACCCTCATAGTGTGTATGGAAAACGATTCCAATCTTAGCAGCGTCCACCTTTTTGCCTATGACGTGATCGACTGGGATGCCATAGGTAATAGTGTTGGGACGGAAGGTGATAAGGTCTTCACCTTCTACCTTTTCTTTCTTTTTATCTGTTGTGAAGAGAAGATCACCTTGGACGACTCCATCGATACCTAGTTGAGAAAAGTATCTCAGAGAGAACTTGAGCTTCTCTGCCAGGTCACCACTGTACCAACCATCTATCTGATCCTCATTGAAACAGAGTTTAGGTTCAGTCTTAGCGAACACAGACTTAGTACCAACAAAGAAGAACCCAGTGACAGGATCCTTACCACACACAACAGAGGGAGCACCGTCCCACTTAGTTTGTACGAATGGTTTGCTCTTCTTGCCCATCATCCTGAGCAGTTCTTTCATAGCACGTACAGACGCATGGCATCCTTCGACGCCATAGTTCAGCATCTCGTCTTCAATGTGCTCTAAGTGTTTTAACTGGGTTATATTTGCCATTAGATCCAGTTCCAGTTTGTGCGACCTTCGATCGAGTAGATGAAGATCCTTGTTCTAGGTACACCAAAGTCAGAACGATCACCACGTCTTGCCATAAAGACTGGAGCAGTTCCATTACTCTCACTAAGCAGGTGATTTTTACCCTGAGGTGAGTCACTGTAGACGTGGGTAGACTCAGACTCAAAGATCAACTTATCACCAGCACGTCTGAATCTCTCAGTGAATCCTTGGATGACAAGTTGACATGACTCAGAGTCATACTGGTTTGGTTTGTACTGTGGTCCAAAGATAGCTTTGATCTTCAGAGAATCATCTTCTATTCTCCTGCCGATGTTCATACCAGAGGGAGCACCATCAGGGTACTGTGCCTTGAGAGCATCAACAAAAGCCACAACCTCAGGGTGATCAGCATAAGAGGACAGTCCTCCCCACTGCTGGAAGTCCTTTGCCTTTGTACCATCTTTGAGAGAGGCATATCCACTGTAGGACAGGCAGTCTCCATCACATGATACGAACACTACGTCTGCCTTAGGGTCTCGGTTAGCACCAGGAGCACCCATGGTTCCGATACAGTTAGGTATTGTCACTCCACCAATCACAACATCCATACAAGGATTGTCTCCCTTGTCTCGGACCTGTTGGATTGCTTCTGTTAGTTTTTCATTGAAGTCATTCATCCAGTCAAGCTCGATCTGCTTGCCTGGTGGGAGAAGTTTGTAGTTACATGCCTCAGCATATACACCCAACTGTCCCCACTTGAGTTTACTTGTGTCTAGTCTACTGCTAGACCCACCACCACCAAACTTAGTTGCTTTGTGTAGGTATCCGAATCCATAGTATTTGCCATCATCAGCGATGACTTGTACATCAGTTCCTCTAGCATCAGCAGGGATTCTACCCTTCACAGCATCAGCAAAGTCTTTAGCGTTAGAAAACTCAGAACAAATGTAGTCCTGACATATCTTTGTCTTCTTACCCTTGTCGTTATAACCTTCAATCTTGTAGCAGATACCTTTTAGTTTGGCATTCAACTCACCGCCAATGGGCTTGACCAGTTGAAAGAACTCACCGTTATCTACAGCGGTCCAAAAAGTCTCTAGATTTTTTTGGTATCTACCCCTCTTCACAAACTGTGCGAAGGGCATTGCTGTAGACGACTCTGCCATTTAGAACTGCTTCCAATACTGTGGATGTATAAGACCTCCTTCAGTATTTAGGTTGTTGTTCGTAAGCAGAATGTCACCTGCCAGGCACCCACGGTTACCTGTGTTGTAGGTGTGATGGTGTAGATGAGATGGGAATAGCAACAGCACACCAGGTTTGATACTCTCCATCCATGCTGTTGAGTTGAAGAAGTTCTTCTCTACGTGAGCGAACGCACTGGGGAACCATTCGTTCTTAGAGTCCTGAGTAAACACCAGTGGATCTGTACCCTCTAGGTAGTAGGTCCATGAGATGTGAGCTGGAGCATGGTTGTGGTTAGGAACAGACCTGTCCTCAGAGGACCAGGCATACCATGTCTTCATGAAGTGAACATCATACTCACAGTTCATCTCCTTGAGGAACTGGTTCACATGCTCATTGAGTTCAACAAAAAAACTGGCGAGATGAGTGTCTTGGTGAACTAACACCTGACCCTCAAGCTCTCCAGTCAAACCTTCAGTAAATTTATGGTTCTTGTATTGACCCTTGACCCACTTCACATACTCAGGCATCTCTGCCCTGTAGATGGTAGTAGGAAAAAGGTTAAGTAGCATCTTCTGGTGCCTTAGATGGGACGATGGGATCGCGTGATCGGTTCTTGATCACAATGAAAGCATCTTTATTATACTTGCGGGTGCCTTTGACTGGTGCCCACTTTGTGCCAGCACCATCAATGGCATACACAGAGGTGCCACCAATCTCAACATGGATGTCGTCGTTGGCAACATCCCATCCAAGGGCAGCGACTGCTTCTACGAGTGCTTCTTCAGTGTACTTCATCCGTAAATTTGTTCAATGAGTTCATTATACTGGAAGTCTTCGTTTACGTAAAGGAAGACTGGTTGGACATATGGAGGGATGTCATCTAGTTTGACTCCTCCACCTGCTTCTTCTTCATGGATGCGACCAATGTCAATGACTCTTTCACCTACCTCATCAACATCAACCTGCCAGTAGGAAGGTCCGTTGAAGAAGATGTGATTGTATTCAAGATCCGAATCGATCCTGTAGTCAACGGGTCTTACACCATCATCAAATGTGTAGAGAGGGTTGGAGATTGGTTGATCAAAAAGTACATTGCCAAGGACAAGCTCATCATCAGATCTGATTATTGCTGGGTACATAGACCTTACCTTTGTGAAGGTAAGAGAACCTGTTTCAAGTTCCAAACTCACAGGGAGTTTACCATGTCTCTGTACATCGTCGTCGAAGGAATAGATCTCAACGTTCTTTCCTGCTTTGACCAGACCATGTTTGATGACAAATCTGCCTAGGGTGACCTTGAGGATACAATCCTCATGTACATCACCATAGACAATCAACTTCCTCTCATACTTCATCGGTCGTTAGCAGCACGATTCTCAGAGAAGTAGATATCAAAGGTACCCTCAGGGTAACGCTTCTCAAGTTTCTTGACGTTGGTAGCAAGGACCTCATCGAAGTCCACACCCAGCGCCTGTGTTGCTTGTGCTACGTACCAGAGCAGATCACCCAACTCAATAACCAGATGCTCTCTATTGTCGTCGGTCCAAGGCTTACCTTGGAAGACCATCTTCTTAACGATCTCCAAGAACTCACCGCCTTCAGCACAAATGCCAACGCCAGCAGTAAGAAGACGCTCAATATTGGCACCCTCTCGATCAAGTTCAACAAGACGGTCAGCAAGGGAAACAAAATCTTTGGAAGCATCCGACGTTACGGCGTCAACAAATTCTTCGTAGCGGTTGAAATCGACAGTCATAATCAGTTCAGTGTTGTCAAAAGTATACTACACCTTTCGGTGGTGTGTCAATGGAACTCCTGGTTCCTTCGTTCGTCTAGGTAAGCAAGGATCTCCCCTCGCCACTCCATGAGTTCATGGAAACACTCTTGGTTGTGGGCACAACCTCTGAGTTTAGGATCAGGCTTTAGGACACTCTCGTAGAAGAGTCCTAAGGCAGCACGACGTTTCTCATGTTTGTTGCTCAAAACTTAAATCCTCCAAACTTCTTGACGGGACCAGGGGATGGTTCGTCTTCTAGGTTAGCATCAAAGATGTCTTCCTGAGCAGATTGTTCACAATCATACAGACGCATCTTCGCACGGTCGATACCAACCACGAACCTCTTATTTATGGAGATATCGTTGTAGCGATTCTTCAACTGCTTCACCATAATCTGTCCCACCTGTTCAAGTTCTTCTGTCGAAATAAGGGCAAACATAAGATCAGCAGTAGCAGGGAGACCAAAGGATTCAGAAGTGTCAGTAAGGTCAACGTCACTGCTACCATAACCAGAACGAGTGGTCTGGGTGGCAGATACGATAGGGACCTCGGCTTCGACAGCCAGTCCTCTAAGCTCCTCAGCAATCGACTTAACAAGAGTATAGGAATTAATATTGGCAGATCCCTTGTAACGCGACGAGGCACAAATATTAAGATAATCCACAAATATAATATCAGGTTTGAAAGACTTCTTAAGTGCGAGATCGTTGATGAGAGCACGGAAGTGTCCACTGTGAGCACTGGCAGTAGGATACTCTTTAATTATAAGCTTACCCGTAGTTTTTTGTGCTACACGTTGGATCTTACTTTCAAACATCATCTCAGGAAGACTAGCAAGTTCCTGGATGTTTACGTTCAGAAGGTTTGCGTCAATTCGTTCAGCAATTTTCTCTTCTGCCATCTCCATTGTAATGTAGAGAACGTTCCGTCCTTGGAGCAGGACGGAGCTAGCCATGTGGCACATGAATAGAGACTTGCCGACGCCTGTACCAGCAAGCGCGACGTTAAGAGTTTTCCTAGGGAGCCCACCTTTTGTAATCTTGTCAAGTAATTCAATGTCAAAGGGGATCTTGTCTTCAACTCGGTGGTAAGATTCATACCTGTCTTCATAGTCTTCAATGTAATCGTGTCCGATGTGGTTGTCAAATGATACAGACAAAGCCTCGGACAAGATTGAGGGGATGGCATCTGGAGATTTGTCGCCATCATTACCTTCTGCGATCTTAATACTCTCCATGAGAGCAAGATAAATCGCACGTTCTTTACACCACTTCTCAGTAGTGTCCAGAACCCAGTCCAGTTCACTTACCTCGTCATC